TATGATTGAGCCATAAGATCAGGGGTTGACAAAAGCTGATTGATTCGCTAAAGATTTTGCAGCGACTAGCAATGATGCTATTTGCGTCTTAAAAACTTATGAGTAGCACAGCTTTTCATCTTCAAGGCGGCAACGGTGGGCATGTATTAAATTCTGGCGAAGGCGCACAGACTGGTAAAAACTATCGTTGGATTCAGTTCATCGAGGATACGGTCTTGTCCACGCTTCAAGGTAATCTTACTAACATTGCTGACCTTCAAACGATTACCCATCTTGCAGGCACAGGCATTGGTGGTAACTTTACTGCCGTAACTGTAACCAGCGGAACTTGCATTGCTTACGATCAATAAACCGTGGCATCTTACCGTTCATATGGTGGGCTTGATGACCAATCGTTAATTGATGGCGATACTGGTTTTGTTGGTATTAACCAGCGTTTGCAGTTAAACCAGCTTCAGGCGGGTGAGGTAAGAGAGTCATTGAATGGTAGGATGGAGGGCAGTTGGCGGCCTCGTAAGGGAATCGTGGAAAAGACTAGCGCATTCACTACTGGCGGAACGCCATTGCAGTTGCCGTTTTACCTGATTGATTCACCTAAAACTATTTCCGCTGCAACTGTTCCTGTTACTGGAACGATTCGTATTACAGTTACAGCGCATGGATTTGGGGCTGGAACAACAGGCTGGGCGACTATTGCTGGGCTAGATTCAGCGGTTAATGGTAGCTACGAGCTATCTTACTTCGATGCTAATAGACTAGAATACACGGTAGCAGGGATTACTTCTGTAACTGATGGGACCGGCACACTTTCGCAGATGCCAATTAACGATGCTGCAAACGCCAACGTACGTGCATCTTGCTTGTTTAGTGATCCTAATACTGGCAACAAAGAGTATGTGATTGTCGCTTTAGATACGGTAGCTAAGAAGATTGATTTAACCGATTACAGTGCTACGGATATTCCGTATCCGCCTGGACAAGCTCTTGGGGCTGACACCGAAATGATTCAGGTGTTTGACAAAGTTATGCTGTTCCGAGATGGGCAGCAAGCGTTTGAGTGGTATCCTAATGGAAGACCAATTATTTCTGCCGTATCTAATGCCACAGCAAGTCCAAACACTATTGTTACAATGAGTTTGCGCGAGCATGGCTTGCTTGTTGGGGTTTCTATTACAATTGCAGGTCTTACTGGTGGAACTCCACCAAACGGAACTTACGTGGTTGCCAGCGTTATTGATAAAGAAACATTTACATTTGTGGCATCTGGGATTTCAACCAGCACAACATTTGTTACTTCTGCTGCTATTGCAACCGATGGCTTTACCCTTTCACCTGGAGGAGCTTACACCCAGCCGCAGACATTTAATATCACAGCAAAAGATGTTGACGTTGTTGGAGGTTTGGTTACGGCTATTGTTGTTGCCAACACTACGATTAAAGCTGGAGATACCATCGTTGTAAGGCAAACCGTAACCCCAGAACTAAGCGGGATGCTAGGAAATGAGTATTACGTTACCGCAGCAACAACTACTACGATCAGTTGGTATGCTCCTATTGGAGATTACAATACTTCATCTTCTGATGTCTTTGAATTTGGTGGGCAATTTAGCGTAGGAGGTGGTTTTATGCACCAGCCAGGAGCTCCGTGGGGGGTTTATTTTCAGCGTAGATTGTGGGTTCCGCATTATTACAACGTATCTGGAACATATAACGCCCCAGTCTATACCAGCACAAAGATTACTGATGAGATAGCCGTATCGGATATTTTAGATACTACAACCTTTGACCAGATTGAAAACCAATTTCGCATTAGTGGTGGCACTGCTGATTATGTGGTAGGTATGCACGGCTTTTATGAAGACAGGTTGATTATATTTAACCGCAACAGCCTGCATTTGATAACAGGAACGACTGGAAGTCTACTTGATACCAAGGTTACAGAGCTTACTTCTGAAGTTGGCTGCTTGGCACGTAAAACCATTGTGTCGCGTGGCAATACAATTATGTTCCTGTCGGATGATGGGGTGTATGCTGTTGAGTTCTTGAACGATTACAACCTTCGTGGGGCTGATGAGCCTATTTCTAAGAACATTCAGCCGTATATTGACCGAATCAATAAGAATTACGTAGATAGATCAGTAGGAATATTGTATAATAACCGTTATTACCTTGCTGTTCCGCTTGATTCCGTTGCTGGTGCTAACGATGCACGTGGTAATAACTCTATTTTGGTGTTTAACTTTCTGAATAAAGGCTGGGAATCACTAGACACTTTTGGAGACACAAGGTTTTTAATTGAAAACTTTGTATTAGGAAGTGCTGGACTTCGGAACAACATTTATGCAGTTACTGCTAACGGTGGATTGCACCAAATTGAAGCAGATGACAGCTCTATTGATCGTTTAAGTGTATCAAACACAGGTATTTCAGTGGTAACTCCTACAATTAACTCGATATTAACAACCCGTGGGTATGACTTTCAGACAATGGATCGCAAAAGGTTTACAGATGCACAGCTTGTTATGCAAAGCCTTGCTGGAGAAACTGGCGAGTATAGCATATCATTCGCTGCTGAAGATCCAGATGCGTCACAACTCATTGGAACAACCACAGATTTTCTTGGCGGTGAAGTTCTAGCCCCAAGTTCTGCAAACGAAGCTGAAACAGCAGGCATACGTTGCAGGCTTGGAGGTATTAGAGGATATACCGGCACGATGATCTTGACAAGAACGATAGGTTCCCCTAAAGTAAATTCTATTAAAGTCTCTGGTTCAATTACTAATAGGCAAATAATTTCACAGAAATAATATATGGGCGCGGTTGATACAACTTACACATTTACGGCTACTGATACAATTACTAGCACGAAGATGAATAACATCATCGACCAGACCACAATTACAACGGATGCTATTATTGGCACAACTCTTGAAGTCGCATCTGGGAAATTAAAAATTCGGTCGGCAGGCATTACGTCTAATGAGCTTGCATCAAATGCTGTTACTCTTAACGCGATTGCAGATAACGTAATTACCAACGCTAAAATCAATGCTTCCGCTGCGATTGCCTTATCAAAACTGGCAACTGGAGCGTTACCCGCTGCAATTACAATAGCATCTGCTAATATCGTAGATGGGACTATTGTAGCCGCAGACATTGCTGACGCTGCCATTACAGCTCCCAAGCTGAATGGAGCGCAGACTGGAACCGCTCCTATTTTTGGCGTTAGGGCATGGGTAAATTTTGATGGAACAACAGCAGCTAACATTAGCGGGACTTACTCTAGGACGCTTACAACTGTAACGGTAACTACATCTGTTGACCACGGATTGATTGTTGGACACAAAGTCTTTTTAGATTTTACATCTGGCACGGCAGTTGACGGGGCTTTTGTTGTAACAGGTATTACCAGTAGCACTATTTTTACCGTAACACATGGAACCTCAGGTTCAACCAGTGGCAATGTCACATTAAATCGCAGGTTAATTAGAGCTTCTGGAAACGTAGCAAACGTCAGCCTATTAGGAACTGGCCAATACGCTGTAAATTTCACAACAGCCCTTCCAGATGCTAACTATGCTCGATCTGGATTTGCTAACTATGATACTAGTGGTGTTGCTGGACTTGTTGGTGGGAATGAAAACACTACAACAACCGCTCAATCTTGTGATATTTTTGCAGCAAATTCAACAAGCGGTGCTGAAGAAAACTTTACCGTAGTCAACGCAATGTTTGTAGGATGAACCCGCATATTCACAATGATTGACAAAGCTAAAAACATATATGCCCTTGCTGGTGGAGATTTCCATAAGCAACTTGGCTGGCATCTTGTTCACGGTATTGTTATATCTATCCCACTAGCTTTCTGTATGGGCTATTGGTGCGTAAAAGGAAAAGAACAAGTTGCCGTTCCTTTAGAGGAAGCTAATTGTTTGTGCATGACCTACCTTTGCGGTTCTATGAAAGACGGACTTAAATTGCTTGTTGGTCATGTTCCGTATGTAACTTTTCAAAGAGAAATCAAAGGCGATTCTCGCTTTAGAACATACAATTTTAAACAACTATTTAAAAAACTATAATCATGGGATCATTATTCAGTTCACCAAAAGCTCCAAAGATTCCTAAAATGGATATTGGTGGAGATATTCAGAAATATGTAGCTGGCTATCAACAATCATTGCCATCAGTTCTTAGTGCCGAACAACAATACCGACCAGAGTTTTTAGGTTTAAACCTTGGAGACGTTAGTTCCTTTTTGCAAGGAACACAAGGGCAACAAGGTTTGTATGGTCTTGGTAGAACAGCACAACAAGAAGCGGGGCAAGGACTAGCTGAAGCTAGAGCTGCTGAGTTTGCTTCAATGACTGGTCAAGCACCTGCTTTCCGTCAGTTCGCACAAACACTTTCACCAGAAGCACAAGCCCAAGTTGATGCCGCACAAATGGAGGCAGAAAGGGCTAGGGCATCTGCACAGGGAGTTACTCCACAAGAACAACGGATGTATCAGCAAACTGCTCGTGAGGCAGCACAGGCATCTGGTCGTCTTGGTGGAAACTCAGCTATTGCATCTGAAATTATGGGCAGAGAAAATGTTCTTGCTCGGAAACGTGCTGAAGCAGACGCATCGCGCACAGGGGCGTTTAACATGGCTCAGAGCTTCTA